GGTGCCGCAGTCGCCATCATCGCGGCTCTTGGCGTCGTGGCTCAGAAGTCTGGCAAGGAGATTTCCGGCCTTGGGTCTGCTCTTGGCGTTCTTGAGGAACCGCTAACATCGATAGCGCAATCGGTCCAAGCAGCAGGTTCAGCTATCGGATCTGTCTTCGGCGGCATGTCTGGGCAGATTGATACGGCTATCATAGCCCTTGGCCTGTTCGGAGGCGTGATGGCACTCCGCGCGGTACCTGCACTTTTGGCGGCGACAGGCGCTTCTGGGGCTTTTGCCGCAGCTATGGCAACATTCAGAGCCGCAGTTGTTGCTTCAGCTATTTCCGCCGGAAGTTATACCACGGCTCTGACGCTCATGCGGGCCGCTGTAATGACGCTTGGCGCGGCTCTTGGCGCGGTTAAAACGCTCTTCATGCGCTTGTTGCCCGTTGCTGCCCTTCTGCTTATGGCAAAGGGAATTGAACTTTTCCTGCACCTAAAAGAAGGCGCTGGCGGTTTTGGCGAGGCTCTGAAACTTCTTGGGGATCTTGTTAAGGCAGTCTTCGGTGGCATGGTTGCAAGCGGGAAGGCTGCGGTCGAAGGCATGAATGGCGCTTGGCTGACCTTAAAGTCAGGCTTTATTAGCGCACTGTCTTTCATTCAAACAAAATGGGGTGAATTCCTTTATTCCCTTAGCGGCGGGATGCAAGGAATACCCGGCTTGGAAGACGCGGCGAATAGGCTTGGTGGCTTGGGCATGGAGGTGATGTCGAAGGCATCATCTACTGCTGTCAATGCTGGGCAAGTAGCCGCAGAAGCTGATGCGGCGTTCACGAATGCTGCCTCAAATGCTGCATCAGCATGGAGTGGCGTTGGCGATGCGTGGGATGCTCTAAAAGGTGCCGTCGCCGCTGGAACCAAAGAGGTCAACATCTTTGGAGAGGCTTCGGCTGAAGCCGCTGAAAAAGCTGGTGGCGCTGTCAAGGAGACGGTTGACCCGGCCATCGAAAAAATGAAGGCGCTCGGACAGTCGATCAAAGACTCCATGTCCAGCGCGTTCATGTCGATGGTCGATGGCACGAAGTCTGTTAAGGACGCATTTAAGGAAATGGCCCGCAGCATCATCCTCAAGCTTTATGAGGTTCTGGTGGTTCAGCAGATTGTCAACGGCATCACTGGCGCTTTCGGCAAAGCGTTCCCCGGCATTGGCAAGGCTCTTGGCTTTATGGCTGATGGCGGCACGGCTCAGGCGAACAAGCCTTACATCGTCGGTGAGCGCGGGCCTGAGTTGATGGTGCCGGGCCGCAGCAGCGCGATCATCCCAAATGACAAGCTTGGCGGCGGTGGCGGCATTGTGGTCAACCAGACGATCAACATCTCCACCGGGGTTCAGCAGACCGTCCGCAGCGAGATCCGCTCCTTGATGCCGCAGATCGCCGAAAGCGCCAAGGCGGCTGTGGCAGACGCTAAACGGCGCGGCGGCAGCTATGGGAGCGCGTTTGCATAATGGCCATCAGTTATCCTCTCACGCTGCTGACGCACACAGGCATCGCCCAGATCGAACTGAGGGCCACCAACGCGGTGGCCTACAGCCGCAGCCCGTTCAGCTTCGCGGGCCAAGCCTTCGCCTACTCGGGCCAGATGTGGCAGGCGGATGTTACCCTGCCGCCCATGCTGCGCGCGGATGCAGAGCAGTGGGTCGCATGGCTGGTCAGCCTGCGCGGTCAACTCGGCACCTTCCTTCTGGGAGATCCGCTGGGAGCGACCCCACGCGGGGTCGCCACAGGCACGCCTCTGATCAAGGGCGGCTCACAGACGGGCGGCACGATCCTGATCGACGGCGCGACCACCAGCGTCACGGGCTGGCTCAAGGCTGGCGACTATGTGCAGATCGGCAGCGGCCTGACGGCGCGGCTGCACAAGGTTCTCGTTGACACCAACAGCGATGCCAGCGGCAACGTGACACTCGAACTCTGGCCGCATGTCCGCACCGCTCCCGCCGACAATGCCGCCGTCACGGTCAGCAGCGCCAAAGGTCTGTTCCGCCTGTCGTCCAACGAGCAGGCATGGTCGATAAACGAGGCGTCGATCTACGGCATCAGCTTCGGCGCGATGGAGGCGATCTGATGGCACGCACAGTTCCAGCATCCATCATCAGCGCGCTTGCCCAGCCAGAGGTCTACCCGTTCTACGCGGTCGAGATGCTGTTCGACACGGCTCCGCTGCGGCTGTGGACGGGCTACGGTGACCGCACGATTGGCGCGAACATCTATCTCGGCACTGGCAACCTGCTGACGATCAGCGGGCTTGAAGAAGCCGGAGACCTGTCGGCCAAGTCGGCATCGGTCACCCTGAGCGGGATCGACAATGCCATCGTCGCGCTGGCGCTGGCAGAGCCTTACCAGCGGCGCACCTGCAACATTTATTTCGGCGTCTCCAACGCCAACGATGTGGTCGAGGTTTTCTCGGGCTACATGAACATCATGTCCATTGAGGACAGTGGCGAGACATCCACCATCACGCTCACCATCGAAAGCAAGCTGGTCGAACTGAACCGTGCGCGGGTTCGCCGTTACACGCACGAAAGCCACCAAGCCCGCCATCCCGGCGACACGTTCTTCAGCTATGTCGCCGATCTGCAAGACAAGGCTGTCGTATGGGGCCGCAAGGAAGCATGAAGGCGCTTCACGCATTCTTGCGTGAGGTTCACAGCCGATCCTTCAAGTGGGGCGTCTGGGATTGCCTGCTGTTTACCAATGAAGCGTGGCGCAGGATGCACGGCGAAGGTTGGGCCGACGATTGGGCTGGCCGCTATCTCGCTGGGAGCCGCCCTCTGACGCGAGCTGGCCTGCGGCGGGAGTATGGCTTCGATAGCGTCGAAGATGCGCTGTGTGAGCGGCTGACGCGGGCCAGCGCGGTGCCGCCTCGAGGCGCACTGGTTCTTGCGGGCCAGAAGATACTGAACACGTCTTATCTCGGTGTTGGATTTGGGATTTCGGTAGGTTCCAGCGCGGCATTTCTTTCTGGCGGCGGCGTGGTATACTACCCCATCGAATACATCGACAGCGCATGGGTGAGAAATGACGCCGCTTAAAAAGCTGCTTACTGGCACAACCAGCCTTTCGCATCCCGGTGGCCTTGTCCGTGATCCCATCACGGTCGGAAACGCAATCCTTGCGGCCCTGAGCATTCAGACGAGTTCTGTTTTGCTGATCAGTGCGGTCGGCTACTTTGCCACGACGCTTGTCACATCTTGGGCGCTTTCTGCTTTAACCCCGAAGCCTTCTCTTGGTGGCGTGCAAGGCACGCTGGTCAACTCACGCGAAGCCGCCGCTCCGCAGGAATATATTTACGGCACGACCCGTAAAGGTGGCACGATCACCTATCTGGAAGCCACTGGGTCCGACAACCAATACCTGCACATGATCATCACGCTGGCGGGCCATGAGGTTGCATCAATCGGCAGCATTTACGTTGACGATGATGTCGTCACGATGGACGGCAGCGGCTTTGTCACCAGCCAAAACTGGAACAGCAAAATCCGCATCAAGAAGTACACCGGGGCGCAAACGACGGCTCCGGCTGAACTCTTGGCCGAAAGCGCCCAGATCGACAGCAACTTCATCGGCTACGGCATCGCCTATCTTTATGTCCGCCTCGAATACGATCAGGACACCTTCCCCAACGGCATTCCGCTGTTCACCGCCATCGTGAACGGCAAGAAGGTCTACGACCCGCGCAGCGCATCTACCGGGCATTCTACCAATGCGGCCCTCTGCGTGCGCGATTACATCATTGCCGACTATGGCCTCGGCGATGTTGGCGTTGACGAAACCGTGTTTGCCACGGCGGCAAACGTCTCTGACGAAAACGTGACCCTCGCGGTCGGCGGCACCGAAAAGCGTTACACCATGAACGGCGTGATCCGCGCAGATCAAACGCCGGGTGCCGTCCTGCAAGACATGATGACCGCCTGCGCTGGCATGTTGTTCTGGGGCCAAGGCAACTGGCAACTCAAGCCAGCCTACTACACCAACCCGGTAAAGACGTTCACGCTGGATGACCTCCGCAGCCCGATCCAGATGCAGACGCGGCAGTCGATGGCCGACGTGTTCAACGTGGTTCGCGGCACCTTTGTGGACAGCGCGCAGGGCTACATCGTCGCCGACTATCCAGAGATCACCAGCGCGGCATATCTGGCCGAAGACAACAACGTCGAAACCCCGGTCGATCTGGTACTGCCTTTTACGACATCGCCTGCCACCGCCCAGCGAATCGGCGCACTCACGCTGAACCGTGGGCGAGAGCAGATCACCATGTCGGCAGACTTCGGCATGGCCGCGTTCAACGTGCAGGTCGGCGACATCGTTGCCATGACCAACAGCCGCTACGGCTGGTCGGAAAAGGAATTCGAGGTTGTCGGCTGGAACTTCTTCGCCGACGGCGATGCGGGCGATCTGCGTGTCAGGCTGACACTGCGCGAGACCTCAGAAGCAGCCTTTGATTGGGATGCCGACGAGACAGCAATCATCGGCAACAACACGTCTCTGCCTGTGTTCAACACCGTGCCAGCGCCGTCGAACCTGACGCTGACCGCGACGACCGTGCTGAACGACGACGGCATTGCCATCCCGGCCATTCGCGCCACTTGGACGGCTTCGACCGACCGCTTCGTTCAGTATTACGAAGTGCAATACAAGCGCCTCGGCGGCGAAGAGGATTATGGCACGATTGCCGCCGCGCAGGACGAGAGCGAGGATTGGGGCAGCATCACTGTCTCCTCAACCTCGACCGAGGATTACGGGCTTGTCAACGAGCCGATCCTAACGCCAGATTCCGAATACTCATCGGTTCTTGGCACCTCTAACACATTCACCATCCAGCCCGTCCTGAACGGCTACGATTATCAAATCCGTGTTCGCGCCATCAACAGCCTTGGCGTGCGGTCGGCCTTCGTGTCTTCATCCATCGCTTCGGCAGGCGACACGACGCCACCCGGCACGCCGTCCAACCTGACATCCTCGCCGGGTCTGAAATACATCGAACTGCGCTGGATCAACCCGGCAGACCAAGACTTCAACTTTGTCGAGGTCTGGGAAAACACGACCAACAACCTTGCGTCGGCCAGCCTGATCGGGGTCTCCTCTGGCTCGAACTTTGTGCGCGCCAATCTTGCCAATGAGACCACCCTGTATCACTGGGTTCGCGCTGTTGACTATTCGCTGAACAAGTCGCCCTTCACGACATCGGTCAACTCGACCACGCTCTTGATTGATCCTGCGGACTTCGACCAAGCCGTCAACGATCTCTTTACCGAGGCTGGTGCCTTCGGGGTCGAGCCTGTTTCGTCGCTGCCAGCTACAGGCGGCTTTGACGGCCAGCTTGTCCTGTTGCTGCCGGAGATCACGATCTATCGCTGGGACGCTGCAACGTCGGCATGGTCCACAGACATCTACACCGCGTCATCGGTCGAGGCAGGGTCTCTGACCTTTGCATCCTTCGCCGCTGGCATTGAGCCTGTCGGTGTCGTCAACACCCTGCCGACAGTGGCAGGATACGATGGCCCGCAGGTTGTCGTGCTGACGACAGACGGCAAACTGTATCGGCTTGTCAGTGGCGCATGGACGGCGGCTGTCAGCACGTCGGACATCAACGGCACGCTCGGGGCAAGCCTGTTCCCGACCAGCCTGCGCCCCGTCGAAGTTGTCGCGTCTCTGCCGTCTGTGGACCTGTATCAAGGCCGCATTGTCCTGCTGACGACCGACAGCAAGATGTATCGCTACACCGGGGCAGCGTGGACGGCGGCTGTACCTGCCACCGATCTCACTGGCCAGATCACAGGCACGCAGATCACCGACAACGCGATCACGACATCCAAGATTGCTGCCAACTCTGTGACCGCAACTCAGATTGACGCTGGCGCAGTCACCGCTGATAAAGTGTCCGCCGGGGCCATCTCCGCAGACAAGATCGCAGCCAACGCGGTCAGCGCAGATAAGATCGCGGCCAATGCTGTGACGGCGGCCAAGATATCGGCTGGCTCGATTGAATCCGACAAGCTGGCAGCCAACAGCGTGATAGCGGGCAAGATCGCGGCTGGCGCTGTGAACGCCGATCAGATCGCGGCCAACGCCGTGGTCAGCGCCAAGATCGCGGCTGGCCAGATCACCGCCGACAAGATCGCGACTGATGCCGTCACCGCAGACAAAATCCTCGCCGGGTCGATCATCACCTCTAAGATCGCGGCAGGCCAAATCACGGCGGCTACCATTGCGGCTGGAGCGGTCACGGCAGATAAGCTGAATGTGTCATCTCTGTCAGCCGTCAGCGCGACCATCGGCACCCTGCAAAGCGCACCTTCAGGCGCACGTCTCGTCATTCAAGATGACAAGATCAGCGTGTTCGACAGCAGCGGCACACTTCGCGTTAGGATCGGAAACTTGGCATGAGTTATGGCATCCTGATCCCAAACATCACCAGCCTTACCAGCACGCCAGAAGTTTTCCGTGGCGCTCGTTTGCTCAGAATAGTGCAGGCAAGAGATTGGAACGGGTCTCAGTCTGTGCCTGAGTTCAATTCGGCCAGTGGTTTCTTCTACGCAAGAAGCAACGTGAATGCCGCAGCAACGCCAAGAATGGTATTTGACAATTCATCAAAGGTCTTTTCTTGGTCGGTTGGAGGATCTGGAGCAGTCAACGATACGAACTGGTCTAGAAACTTTGACGTGTTTTTCTTTGCCAGCGGAGCCGTCTAATGTCCTACGGAATCGTAGCTTATGACTCCACCGGGGATACAGTCTTTGACTCTAATTTCGCCGCATTTGCGTATGAAAGAAAGGTCACTCTTTCAGGCCTGAACAGGCCTAGTTCATCATTTTTTTATGCCACATACGATCCATTAAACCCAACTGCGCCCGTCACGTCGCAAATTTTGAGAACAGGGTTTCATGACTACACCACAGACGCAGTTTGGACAGGAGATGCAAACCGGGCTTCGGCTATCCTTGCATTCAACATCCCAATCGGTGGGTTTGTTTATTATTACGCGGGGCTGGGGCGCGTTTTTACAAGCTTTGCCTCGTTGCAGGTTGCCGTCCTCAAGCCGTTTAATGTGCTTGGCAACGGATCGGCGACTTATGGGGCCACTGTCTGGAACGAAAACCAAGACATAACTTGGTCATCATCTTGGCCGCTTGTCAGGATACAGGGGCCATTGAGGAACGCCACGACATACGAAACGACAAGCTGGTTCGCCCTGTCTGGCAACACAAGGAGAAGGCTAAACTCAAGTGGCGGTCCTACTGGCTTGAGAAATTGTGTTGTAGGACTTCAGAGAACAAGTGCGACTCAAATCCAGTGTCTTTACGGGCTTTTGGACTTTGTGAACTTCGATGGATATGGAGCCGACACGCAAGACCAAGCGGGTCTCGTCCTCTACAACATCAATGTATGACCTAGCCCACCGCTCCAAATCCATGATATAAGACGGCATAACCTCCGAGGTGACAGATGACCAAACAAGTCCAGCGCCGCCGTGGCACGTCCACCCAGCACACCAGCTTCACGGGTGCGGAGGGTGAAATAAGCGTCAACACGACGAACAAGTCCATCCACGTCCATGACGGCTCTACCGCTGGCGGTGTGGAAGCGGCGCGGGCCGATCTGACCAACGTGTCAGACGCCAACCTCAACGCGGCCCTCTCGGGCAACACCCTGTCGTCCCTCACCATCACATCCGTGGACATCAACGGCGGCACCATCGACGGGGCTGTTATCGGTGGGTCTTCTGCTGCTGCCGGGACGTTCACCACGGTGACAGGCACCAGCTTTGTGTCCTCCGGGGACATGACCTTTGGAGACAACGACAAGGCCATTTTCGGTGCTGGGTCTGACTTGCAGATTTACCATGATGGCGCGAACAGTGTTATTAAAGATGCTGGCGCTGGCTCTTTAAAAATCCCTGCAAGCATTTTTTCTGTCCGCAACGCTGCTGATACTTTAACAATGCTGTCTGCAACAGACGGTGATGCTGTCCGAGCATATTACGCAGGTTCTGAAAGACTCGCCACCACAGCCACAGGCGTTACCGTTACGGGCGATGTGGGCGCAACAACGGGTACGTTCTCTGGCGACGTGACCATTGCCGACAAGATCGTGCATTCGGGTGACACGAACACCGCCATTCGCTTCCCTGCCGCTGATACGGTGACTGTGGAGACGAGTGGGGCAGAAAGGTTGCGGGTGGATAGCTCGGGCAACGTGCTTATCGGCACAAGCACAAGTGTGTCCAACAATAGGCTTGTTATAAATCAGGCTTCTGGCGATGGGGCAAACAGCGGCTTCCTTATGCAGCGTAACGGGGCCGCTGGAACCTCGTTTAAGATAGACATCGACAGTTCTGATGTTGCCAATTTTAGGCGGGGCGTCACCAACGCAATGTCTATCACCTCCTCGGGCAACGTGGGTATTGGGACAAGTAGCCCTGATACTATCGTCGAGATTGTCGGTGCCGATCCAATCCTAACAATTCGTGACACCGACACATCCACATCGACGGCCAACGCTACTATTCGTTTTGCTGAAAGTGGTGCTGGAGACACTCTTAATGAGTATTGGGATGTTGGGCTTTCCCCCATCTCCGCACTGACCTTTTCTCGCATGGGGACTGAACACGTCAGGGTTTCCAGCTCGGGCAACGTGGGGATTGGGGATACGGCCCCTGACAGCAGATTACACGTCACTGATTCCAGCACAGCTACTACAACAGGCATTAGCACTTGTGTGGGGCTGACGCTACAAAACAGCAGTGACACTAACGGTAATTATACGTCTATACAAAACAGGGATGCTTCTGGGGACCAAAACGCAGAGATTAAGTTCATCAATGTATCTCAAGCAAATCAACAGGGGGCTATAGCTTTTACTACCCGCAGTTCTACTGTCGAGTTTGCCGAAAAAATGCGCATCGACGCATCGGGTAACGTGGGGATTGGGACGACCAGCCCAAGAAGCAAAGCAGACGTTGCTGGCACCCTGACCGTAGGTGACGCCAACCCACCAGTCATCGACCTGTATCGGAACGTCGTTTTAGCTAACAATTCCGGTGCTGGCGCGGTGAACTTTGGCGGGCGTTACGATGCGACGAACTACGCTGACGGCGCGCAAATTGGGGCTTTGGCGGTAGGCGCATGGTCGGCAACTAACTACGGCTCTAGCTTGCTGTTTTCTACAGTGGCAAGCGGCAGTACAACTCTTTCAGAACGCATGAGGATCGACTCCTCGGGCAACGTGGGGATTAACAAAAGCTCTCCTACTGTTGCCTTAGATGTTATAGGTCGTATTCGCTCGTCTGATACGGCGATGATTTTGCAGTCCACTGGCGACCTTAGCACCACAGGCATTGGGTATTTTAGTTTCCGTGGCAGCGATACCATCGAGCGTGGTTATACAGGTTTTGGTGGGGGAAACGCAGATTTTTATGTCTGGAACATAAACAACGCGAACATTAGGTTGGGAACCAACGCCACCGAACGCATGCGGATCGACTCTGCGGGCAGAGTGGGGATTGGGACGGCAAGCCCAAGTAAAAAGCTGCACCTTGCTGGAACCGCAGGAAGTTCCGCAATTCTGTTGGCAAAGACAGACAGCGGCGCATCAACTCTCGGCCAGATTGGGTTTAGCACCGTCAACGGAACTGTTGCAGGGATTGATGCCACGGCTGTAACGGACAGCAATAACGGGTCCTTGCGGTTTTGGACAACGGGCGGCTCTCCTCAGTCTGATGTGACTTCTCTTTCAGAACGCGCCCGCATCGACGCCAGCGGGAACGTGTTGGTGGGGTCTGCGACGGCTGTACCGTTCGCGGGTGCTGGGAGTATCGGAATCCAAAGTAGCATTGGTTTCAAAGGCGGTTCCGCATCGACCTATTACTATACCATCCAAGCTAACACCACTGACTTCTACATCGGCACCGCCAACCTATCAAGGTATGCGGTACTGATTGGCCTTAACACTTTTACTGCGTGGACTTTTGCCTCGGACAAACGCATTAAGGACAACATTGAAGACCTTGATTACGGCCTTCAAACAGTGCTTGCCATGCGCCCGCGCCAGTACACACTCAAAGACAACGACCAGTTTAGCATTGGTTTTGTCGCGCAAGAGTTGAAAGACGTTGTTCCTGAGGCAGTGACCGGAGAAGAAGTGCCGTTTGAGGATAGCGACACTCCACAGGAACGGGCCGGAAAGACGATGGGTGTTAGCAAGGAAACGCTGATCCCCATCCTTGTGAAAGCCATTCAGGAACTGACCGCCCGCGTGGCAGAACTAGAGAACCGCAACCCCTAACCAGAAGGAGGATCACGATGGCCGAGAAAAAACCAGTAACCATCACGATCAATAACGTGGATTATCAAGAGGACCAACTGACCGACGAGCAGAAGGTTCTGATCAACCATGTGGCAGACTTGGACCGCAAGATCGGTTCGACGCGCTTCAACCTCGACCAGCTTCAAGTGGGCCGTGATGCCTTCATGCAGATGCTGACCGCCTCGCTCAAGAAGGAGACTGAAGAATGACGACGATCACTTGGAGCATTGCTCAGCTTGACCGCAACGCTGCTGACGGTGGCGTGACCGTGGCTCACTGGCGCGTGACTGCCGTTGACGGGGATCACTCCGCGTCGGCCTACGGCACCGCAGGCTTCACCCCTGACGCATCGGCTGCGGGCTTCAAGCCTTACGCCAGCCTGACCGAAGCCGACGTGCTGGCATGGGTCTGGGGGTCGGTGGACAAAGCCGCCGCAGAGGCATCGCTGGAAGCCCAGATCGAAGCCCAGAAAAACCCGGTCACGCTCAACGGCTTGCCTTGGTAATCTGATGACACCTGAGATGCTCTGGAGCGCAGGCCTATCAGCGATCCTCGCCCTCGTCGGCTGGATTCTCAAGGGCCATTCCGACGAGGTGCAGCGCCTTCAAATCCTGCTCAATCGCACACGCGAGGAGATGGCCCGCGACTACGTCACCAAGACCGACGTGCAGTCCAGCATTAACATGCTGATCGCTCGGATCGACAACCTTGACCACAAGATCGATGCGCTCTTGAGAGGTCTGGCAAAGTGAATGTGCCGTTGATCTGGGTGGCGTACACGCACCTTTGGATCGACGGCGTTAGTGTGTTTGTCAAAATTTGCAGGTATACTGCGGACGTAGCACTGGCGGTTCATCCCGCCTTTCCATGCCCGCCGTTCTGGAGCCTGTAGATGTTCGACCCTGCCAGCATAGGTCTTGCCATCAGCGTCGGCAGCAAGGCTTTCGGCCTGCTGAAGCAAGGCATTGCGGCTGGCCGTGAAATCCAAGACATGGCTTCGCAGTTGTCAGAGTGGGGCAAGGCCGTCTCTGACATCGCCTATCGGGTATCATCTTGGCGACAAGCGTCATTGCGGGCTTTGGTCTATACTTCTGGGGCCGCTATTTGGGGAGGTGGTAATGTCACTTGAACACTGGATATGGCCTGCCTTTGCAATTGGTATTGCATTGGTATTCTATTTCAGCGGCGACGGCTTTTATCGCTACCCCTGCCAAGACCCGGCAAACTGGGAGGCAATTGAGTGCAAGCCGCCGATCTGCCTTCGAACCAAAAACTGCGCCACTGATCTGACGGGAGGGGCTACGCCATGAGAAAGAACGACCCTGATTTTCTGGAAGCCAAGCTGCGCTACTTCGTCGGCGTGTCTCTGACCCTGATCCTTGGCGGCAGCATCTTCATCATTTTGTACTCGCTGGTTTTTGTGACCCAGCCGTTGGGCGAAAGCTCTGAGAACGACCGCGCCCTGTTCTCCATCCTTACCCCCATTGCCAGCTTCATCACCGGGGCGCTGGGCGGTGTGATGGCCGCAGGCAACAACCGCAAACGGGGCAGCGAAGATGACGCGCCCCCCCCACAGGAGTACACCGAATGATCGGACGCATGATTGGAATGTTCATTGGCCGCAAGGCTAAGGCGAAAGTCGTTGACGCAGTGCTGGACAAGGTGAACCTGCCTGACCCGGTGGAGAACGCAATCAAGGCCGCGGCCACTGGCAACGTCGGTGACCTCCTCGGCGGGATGGGCAAGGACATGGCGCAGGAAGCCGTGCTGGACGCCGTCACCAAGAAGGTGCCGATCAAGAGACCCAAGAAATGAGGTGGCTCGCTGCTATCCTCCTCTCGGCAAGCCCTGCGCTGGC